GGCTAAAGATCCTGGAGCTAGGTTTGTTGTTCTTGCACACAGAAAAGAGCTAGTAGACCAAGCAGAGAAGAAACTTAAGTCTGTATGGCCTGATGCCCCGGTGGGAGTGTTAGCAGCTGGAATGAAACGTTTTGAGCATGATGCACAGATATTGATAGCTAGTAGAGATACATTGGCTTCACCCAAAAGACTAGCCAAGGTTGGCAAGTTTGACTACATGATTATAGATGAGGCACACAACGTACCGCCTACATCACACACCAGGTATCAAAAGATTATTGCTGAGTTATCTGATCGTGGAGACATGAAAGTTATGGGTTGTACTGCAACACCATACAGAATGGGTCAAGGATACATATACGGAAAGCGTAAGGACCATTTCTTCAGAGGTCTAGCCTACAGTGTATCTATACCTGAATTGATCAGAGAGGGCTATTTATGTAGGCTCTCTGCCTATGCTGTGAACGATAAGGCTATTATTGATGCTGGATCTGTCAGCTTGAAGTTTAAGAATGGAGACTTCAGGGAGAAAGAACTAGAAGAAGTAGCTATGGTAGATGAAACCATAATAGAAGTTGTAAGTGATTGGATTGATAACGCTTACACTAAAGGTAGAACAGCAACAGTATTCTTTTGTGTATCAGTCTTACACGCTGAGAAGATGACACAGTATCTAAAGCAGTATGGTATCAGCTCTGCTGTTATCACCGGGGAGACACCCAACAAAAAACGTAGTCAGACGCTTGCTGACTTTGAGTCTGGAAAGATACATGCTCTTTGTAATGTCGGTGTGCTTACAGAAGGTTGGGATGCTCCCAGGACAGATTGCATAGCTTTACTTAGACCAACACAAAGCGTAGGACTATACGTTCAGATGTGCGGTAGAGGCATGAGAATCCACGAAGACAAGACGAACTGTTTGCTTCTAGACTATGGCGAGAACGTTGCTAGACATGGATGCTTGGATGAGGTTTCGCCCAGCGAGTCTGAAAACAGATACCGTCCCAAGATATGTGCTTCTTGCAACACAATCAACTCACCATCAGCTAAAGCATGTGTTGAATGTGGACAGATCTTTGAGTCAAAACAAACCAAATCTTTGTGGACTAAGAAAGAAAGAGAGGTAGCTAAAAGAACCAAAGCAGAAAAGCAAGCTGTACTTTCAGATGAGAAAGCTAGATCTAAACCTGTATTCAAACCTGTGACAGATATATTTGCCAAAGTAACTAAGTCTAAAAACGGCAGTGAATACTGTCAGGTGATTTTTACAGTAGGCAACGAGTTCTTTCCTAAAAAGATGCCCCTTATGTTTGGACACCCCACTGCACACAACATGGCCGTGCGTAAATGGAAGAAGATTACTAATGAATGGGGATCTCCGAAACAAGCATGGATGGCTGCTGAATTAATAAACAATGGAGCCTTTGATTCTATAGCTGAAATAGTTGTGCAAAAGCAAGGTCAGTATGAAAATGTCATTGGTATCAGAAACAAAAAGAATGAGAGAATAAAGCTATGACAATCGTTCATGATTTACTAGATCAGGTTGAACTAGACGAAGAAAGACACCAAAGGTTTTACTTGGGTATCAGTGGGATTGGTAATCCTAATCAACGTTTAGTCTGGATGCGTTATCGTTGGTTGATGCCAGATGATTGGGAGCCTAGAGTGTTGCGTCTATTGGATCTAGGTAACGTTGTAGAAGATGATCTTATTAAGAAGCTCAGAAAGATACCTGGTGCAACGATTTATGACGTAGATAAGCATGGCAAGCAGTTTGAAACAAAAGCCCTAGGAGGGCACGTTAAAGGCCATATAGACGGTGTTGCTAAAAATCTTCCGGGATTAGATCAAGAGAACGCTTATTTGCTAGAGTTTAAGACAGCTAACGATAATCGGTTTAACAATTTAAATAAGCTAGGAAGTTACTGCGAGTGGTCTGATGAATACGCTGCTCAATTACATTTATACATGGGTTTATTTAAGTTCAAACACGCCATAGCTATTGTCTACAACAAGAACAACTCAGACTTATATACTGAGATTGTAGAGTTTGATAAGGATTTATTTGATACATTGATGGATAAGGCTAAAAACGTTTTGCTATCTGAGTCACCACCAGAGAACTACATACCTGAGACTGACTATCGCATTCGCAGTTACATGACTCCAGCTCAACAAGCTTCTTATTTGGGTAGAGCACTACCAGCAAAGATTCACTGTCGCTCGTGCCGGTTCGCAAAAGTAGATATAGAAAAGGGAGATGCTCATTGGCATTGCATTCAACACGACAAGAAGATCAACACTGATCGTCAAACCAAAGGATGCAATCGTCACAACTATATTCCAGAACTAATACCAGCTACGCTTATAGAGAAAGATGAAGATATGGTTTTGTATGAGAAAGATGGCTTTAGATTTCTTAACGTTCCAGCTAATAAACATTCTGATGAGAATAGTTTTTATTCTAGTGAAGAACTAATTCAAGTTGTTAACTCCGGGTTCCCTATGGATGTATTAGAGAAAGCTGATTGGATTAAGAAGTCTTTGCAAGGAACGATAGTAAAGATTAAGCCTTGGGTTGAGACGGGAGTTCCGTTTTAGTTATCTCTAGTTCGCACCTTGGATTTTTTTTATCCACACCACCAAATATATACACCACTTGTTTGATTTGATTGAAGCTGTCATCTTCCAGGATCTCAGCTTTGACCAAAGCATCACACGCAAACTTATCTATGATGGAACAAGGATTACTTATATCTAGTCTTCTGTTGCTCCTAGCATAGTAGGTGTAGGTAAGGGTAACTGGCTCAGAGAAACTATCAAAGCCTTTTAGTCTAGGCACGAGTTTATCTGAGTAAAGCTTTTTAGCTGTAGACAACACTCGGTAATGAGCGTTGCGGTAGTTGTTAAGGTTAAGGATAAACTTCTTTTTCTTAGAGTAGTTTATCTCTAACGGTAAATCTATTTTCAAATTTAGGTTGATCCAGTAAGGATCTTATCTATTTCTTCTTGCCTCAGAACTTCTGATGCTCTAGCTGTAGATTGTACCCTAGGATCTCTAAATTTTCCTGTTAAACTTTGTCCAGTTAAATCTACTTGAGTAGAAATTAAATCTCCAATAGGAACTGGTTGAGCAGCTTTTCTTTCAGTTTCTTGTATAGCAAGTCTAAGAACATCATCACTGACCTCTATTGGCTTAAATATTCCTGCCATTACCATATCTCTATTAGCTACTCTGGCTACTTTTAACTGTTCATCTATTTCATAAGTTTTTAAGCCAAGCTTTCTAGCATCTTCAATCGCTGTATATAAAGTTCTTAAAGAACTATATCTAGCTTCATTAGTGTTTATGTAACCTTGAATAAATTCATCTGCTTCTCTTTTGTTACTTGATCTTAAAAGCCTGTTGTATTCGTTGGTTGTCTCTCTTATTGCTCGTTTAGCTTCAGCTGCTTTATAGTAAAGAGATCTATCAATTTGTGGTTTAGTTACTTTTATTCCTGAAAAAGCAGATACCAATGTTTCTGAAACATCAATTGGTTTACCTTTAGGGCTTATAACACCTTTTGTTCCTGTGCCTAATGAAGCAACTGATGTAATAAAATCTTTAGGTACAACTTGAACACCATCTGCGTCAGTCTCAAACGTTACAGGCGTAAGGGTTGGAGCTACTGCATTGAAAGAATGAAGCATACCTTTGGCAACTTTTTCTCCAAGTGGATCTGATTCATTGTAAATAAGTCTACCAGTTGCTGTCTTACCTACAGTGGCTTCATAAACAGAAGCTGCTCCTAAACTTGGAGACACAAAAGGATCAAGTAATTCACCAATCATTCCAAAAGATGAATCACTAAGTATTCTCATTAAGTTTGCTTCGTTTCTTTCTCCTTCAGAAACAGCATTAAATATTGCCTTAACAGGCCTTTGTAAAAAATCATATGGATTGGTGTAACTAAAATTGTAAAAGCCTGTAATGTTACCAGCAGCGTCAGTGCCTGTTGGAATCATAGTAGCTGTTTTTTCCCAAGGTGCAGCAAAGGATCTTTTATAAGCATCTACTTGTTCTTGTTCAGCCCCGGTTAAAGACAATGCTGTAGCAGTCAAACCAGCAGGTATGCCAACAGTTGTTGTTAAACCACCGGCTATTCTTCTAGCCCCCACTTTCTGTAATTCAGCACTATTGCTCGCAAGTTCTTTTATACCTCTAGCCATAGTATTAACTGTATTTCTTATAATCTCAGCAGGAAAAGCTGTAAAGTTACCTATAACTGGAAAGTATTTTAATTCTTTTACTATCTCTGGAACTCTTGAATAAGTAGGTGTTACGTTCAATGCTATGTCAGCAGCTTCACCTTTAATAAATTTATCTACAACTGCATCTCCAGCAGCTTTTAATTCACCTACATTAATAACAGGTTGATTGTTATCTAGTTTAATAAGACTTTGAATATCTAGATCAGACATATTTTTACCAGCAGTTATTGGAATCATTGTGTCGTCTGTAGAGTTAGCTATAACCTTAGAGAGTTTAGATTGTTCTCCACTCCAGTTAATTAACCTAGCAGCGTTATCTGATCCTGTGTATGCTCTTTCTGCAATACCGAGTGGTCCCTCTTTTAACCTAGTCATGATTTCGCCTATTGGTCTAGCTTTTAACTTTTCTAAAATTTCTATGTTATTAGTTGAGTAAGCAGCAACGTCAGATATTTCTTGTAACTGAGTTCCTCTACCAACCATCAGATTGTATTCAGATGCTTCTTTTATTTGATCAGCCAGTTTTGCTTTTCCTTTAGGATCAAAAACACCAGCAAAAGCCAACTTAAAATTCTTTGCAAAGTTACCACTCGGTCCCAAATTGCCATTCATCAAAGCCATAAACGGTACGCTAGTATTGTTTCTTATTTGAGCAGTCGGTCCAAGAATAGTTTTACCGTACTGCGAAATAGCTTTTAAGCCTAAAAGACCTTGATATGTTTTTTGTAATGGAGCTGGAGTATTAGTTAACCATTGTATTGAAGTTTCATTTAAAGCTTTATGAAAAACTTCTGGTGCAAAAGTATTGTTTAAGAGTCCCATGTCCTCTCCAAATTTAAAATATTGAACTCCATCAATAACAGGAGTAGGGTCTGTTATCACTCCATCTGGAAACAACTCCTCAGTGGTTTTTAAAAACGATGTTCTACCTGTTGCTTCTGCTGTATCGTTTATTAGTCTTATCTCTTCAAAAGCTTTTGACTTTCCGGCAAGAGAGCCAAGTTTAGACATGGTTTCTGAAGCAGCAACAGACTCATCCAACAATGCTTTTCTCCAATCACCGGGTTTAGAATAGTCAAGTGCTGTAACTTCTCCCATAGCTTTTCTTACTGCTGGTAAATTTTTAAGATCTTTACCTTGAAGCTGACCAAAGGTTATACCTCCAGCAAACATCTCTGGAGTTTGATAAGCTTCTTTAGCTTGACCAATATTAGTTAGTTTAAAAAAAGCACTTTCAGCAGCAACTTTAGATTCTAGCCCTGGTATCTTTTCTTGTATTTCTCTAATAGCTGCTTCTTTTAAATCGTCTGGAACTTTATAATTAGAATCTGATATAGCTCTATAAGTAGTTGTTCCATATAATCCAATGTTATCACCAATAGCTTCTCTTAAAGCTGGCGGTATAAATAACCTAGAAATCGTACCACTTGGATCTTTGGCACTAAAGTCATAAATCAATTGTTGTTCTTGTTTGAATGCTCCTTGATTTCTTTTTAAAACATTAGATATTTGATTCTCTTTAGAAATACCCAAAGCTTCATAATCAATTTTATTACCTGACCCCTCAAAACTTTCTACAGTTTTCATAGCATCGTTTTGATACTCTATCATTTTATTTTTCTTTGCTGTGCCTACAAGGTCAGGGAATTCTCTTTCTACTGCTATCAATGGAGCACGATAAGTGGCTATAGCTTTAGTAAGTTTTAAAGCATCGTCATCATTTAACTTGCCACCATTTGATGCTGCTGACTCTATAGTTTGCCTGATGCCTTTCATTGAATCATTAATGGGATTAACAAGATTGGCTGTGTATAACATCTTGGCTTGCATAACATCTGCTATAAGCTTGTTATTGGCTGCTGTTTGTTCGTATTTACCACCGTATCTAAAAAACTTTTTAATGTAATCAACAGCACTTTTATCTGCCTTGGCAGCCATTGCCACGCCTTGAGATCCATCTCCTACAGTTGCTTTGGCTAAAGCTGACATATAAGGAGCAGCTAAATCTAAACCAGCACCCACACCTTTAACAGCACCTGACACGGCTACAGGAGCTGCATACATTACTGCTGCTGTCTCTCCAAATACTTGAAGTCTCTCTGTTAGTCTTGCTAGAGCTGCATCTCTTCCTTGTAATGTTCTTAATCTTTCTTCATCGCTTTCTTTATCAAACAACATGTCTGTAAAAGTATCGACATCATCAGTAGCTACTGCTGCATCTACCGCAGCTATGCTACCTAGCTGTTGTAGCTTGGTTAGTTTTGATAACGCACTAGCAACACCTATCCCCGGTATACCAAATTGGGTTATAAGTTGTGCTGTTTGTCCAGCTGTGCCGCCTACATCTGGTTTGAAAGATTCAAAAAAATCATTAACGTCATCTGTTACGTCTGTATCAAACAGAAGATCTATACCGGTTGTGGGTATAGTAGCAAGTCCTTGAGGTATAGATACAACACCAGCAGCTATACCTCGGCCTATGTCTCCTACAACAGAATCAGAACCTCTTGATTTATTTTTTCTTCTTTGAGCCTCTGATGTTTTTTTTGCTATTTCCTGTGGATCGTTGCTTTCAACAAATATGTTTGTGCCATCAGGTAATTTTACATAAGGCATTTTTATGGTTGAGCGTAGTTTTCTTTAATTTTAATTAGAGCTGCTGTGTCTCCTCCTAACGCAATAAACTCATTGTAAACATTGAAAGGATCTGCTGGTTGACCAGTTCTAATATCTACTGGTATGTCATCATCTTCATCAAACTTTTCCCCAAATATCATAGTTTGAAGATTTCTAAATAATAACTCTCTATTTTGTTGTTCTGTTACTAAATCAACAGGTTCTGCACTTCTTTGAAAATCTCTATATGCTTTTGCTAACTCTGGATTTTCTGCAAATTCTTTTATCAATTGTAATTGATCAGGTACAGCGTCTTGTTGTCTAGCTTGTTCCGCATACGCTGCTTCACCAAAATCAACCAATGCGTTTCTAGGCACAAAACCTTCTGTTGGTTTCATCATTGCCATAAATCCTGCCATCATTTGCTTTGCAAACTCAGGATCTTTACCAACTTTTTCAGTGTAGCTTCCGGGGAAAGATGCAAGGTAATCCATAAATGAAGGCTCTGTTCTGCCAGCTGATATTGCTCTTTCTAAACTGTTTTGATAAAGAATGTCTTTCATTGTATCTGGTTCTGGAAGTTTAACTTCTGCTGCTTTACTACCACCACCACCACCTTTATTTTCATCATCACCAAATAATGCGTCTGCACCATAACTTAAACCAGTAACTGCAGGTACTCCATAAAATACTGCTCTACCTACTTGTCTTTTTGGAGTAGGAATCTGTTTTACAAGGTCTGTTGCTTTGCTACCAAACATAGCAATACCTGGTGGTATAAATGAATCAACGTCTTCAATAGGTTTATCTTTTGTTATGTCTGTTTCTTCTTTTTTAGTAGCTGGTTTCTTTTTGTCTACATCTACACCTTTTTCTTTTGCCTCTTTTTTGGTTGTCTTTTTATAAAAGTCTTTTCCTTTTTTAAAAATTCCTTTTCCTAAATTTACTAAACCACCTGCAACATATCCAGATACTTCTTCATCTACAAGTTGAGCTATACCGCCTCCTGCGTATCTTCTAATCTCTGGAGTATCTACGCCACTACTAGCAATAATATTCCCTCCTGTCATTTCTCCAGGAGCCATCATTTTTTGAAAAGAAGCTAACTGATCTTGAAATTCTCCTATACCTTTCTTTTCTTCCTCTTCACTTGGATCGTCCATGTCCTCTGCATCAGCTACTTCTTGTTCTTCTTTCTCATTTACTTCCTTAAGATCTTCGTTAGCTTGATCTAGTGCGTCATCTTCAATACCAGCTATGGTTTTAATATCACCCATAAACTCTTCGTCTGTAGCTAAATCATAAGTAACATCTCCAGCTAAAGTTGCTGAAGGTATACCTACATTTACACCTGGTTTAGATAAGAATGATTGTATACCACTAGGTTTGAATGCTTTATTTGCAACTCGTCCGGCTTTAATAGCTCTGTTTGCAGCGATTCCAGCTGGACCTAACGCATATAAAGGTAATGTTGCATATTCAGATGGATCAGTGTAATCAAAAATATAGTCTTTAAAATTTTCTTTGTAGTCCTCTGCTGTTTTTGGATTGCCCTCTTCATCTTGAGTTAAATATGAAATTGCTGGAGTAAGTCCTGATATGATACTCATTACAGCACCTTAGAATAATCTACAGCGTAGTAACCATCTTTAACCACTACTGCATCTGGTTTAACTTCTAATAATTCTTGAGCTAGTACACCTTCAGCTGGCTCACTTTCTGCACCTAACTCTTTAGCTTTGTCGTTCCAATCCCATGTGTACCAACCAATACCAGGATCTAATTCACCAATCTTTTTAATGTTAGTTTTTAAATCAGTATCACTAAACATTCCAACAAGTGTTCCAATAGTACCTATAGCACCTGCTGCTTTAGAGAAAGAACTTGGCTCTTGATAAGATTGAGGCTGATAAGCACTTCCACCAGTACCGCCAGTAATACCACCCATCGGTGATCCAGCTAGTAACTGTTGGCCTGTAAGCAATCTTTGTAGTGGTTCGTTTGCTAGTTGTTGTGCTCCAGCGAACTGTCTTGATAGTGCTGCTTGTTGGGTAGCCTGTCCTTGTTGACCTAGTTGATTTAGTAATCCTATCTGTGTACCTAGTTGGCTTTGTCCTTGTTGTCCTAGTCCGGCAATACCCTGACCAATCCGACCATACTGTTGTCCTAGACCAGCTTGTGCTGCACCTAGACCAGCTAATTGACCACCCAATGCTGCTTGTTGTGCACCTATGGATGCTTGTTCTCTACCTAATCCTGCTTGCATTGCACCTAGTCCAGCTTGTCTAGCTTGTTGTGATTCAAATGCTGATTGTGCAGAACCTAGTGCTTGACCAAAACCTCTGCTTCTAATTCCACTAACAGCTTCTGCTGCTCCTCTACCTACCTGTCTAGCTAATTCTTCTTGTGATATACGACCTCTAGATCCACCAAAAGCACCTTGAGATATAGCTCTATCTCTTAAAGCTATGTCATCCATAGCTGCTTGTCTGTTAATATCTTCTAAAGTCTGTTGTACCACTTGAGACTCAAAAGGATCCATAAATCTAGAAACAGAACTTGGATCAAACATTTCAGCAGACCCTAAAGCAGTTTCCTCACCTCTACGCAAAGCACCTATGCCACCAGCTACAGTCTCTGCACCAGTGCCTATCATTCTTCTAGCTTCAGGTATGAAGCCCATAGCTTGATCTACAGTTGCCTCTTCTTTACCAAACAATCCTCTAGCTTTATCTAAGCTTTCTTGAAAGTCTCCTAATCCCGCTGTTTTTTGACGAGCTTGTATTTGCAAAGGTGTAAGACCTGCTGTTTGCTCTATGGGTATATCTCTAGGTTGAGATATTAATCCTGCATACTCTCCTGGAGATCCAAAGTAAGATGCTAGTAGTCTTCTAGAGTAGTCCTCCATGTATGGAGAAACAAAAGAGTAACCAGTTTGAGGCGTAGTTATTACTTCAGCCTTTGGTCCCATTTTTGTTTTGCTACTAAATATTCCCATTATTTATACATTTTAGCCATTTCTTCGGCTTGTTTTTGAAACTCATACATCTTACGAGCACCCATTAATCTTTGTTCGTATTCATCTTCAGGGCTTGCACCAGACATAATACCCATTCCTCTGACTGCAGCAGCGTTAAAAACAAACTCACCATCGCTTAACATAGCTGGTATTTTGTCTCCTTGTTCTCCACCAGGACCTGTGACTAATTCATCTCTTTCAGGATATTCTTCAGCGTCAACAAAAGTACCTTCTTTTGCATATAGCTGACTTTGTATACGTCTTGAACCTAAAGTATCTACATAAGTGGCTTCTCTAGGAGGTGCAACTAAAGGTGAAAAAGGTACACCTTTTGCTTCTGAATATATTTTCGATACTTCACTTGGATAGAATCTATAAGTAGCAGGAGTTTCATCTCTAGCATCAATTGATATTTCTTGACCCGGAGCTATGTTTCTATAGTTTAAAGCTTGATATAAAGAACCTCTGCCATCTCCTACTTGTGGTGCACCATAAGCCATAGCTACACGATCTGACTCAGGTATTTGACTAACGGCAACACTGTCAGCGTCAGGAGACATGCCTAATACATCTCTTACATAATCAAAATCTTCATCTCTTTCTAAGTATCTTTCAATGTCTCCAAGGTTAATATTAGCTATACCACCAGCCATATAGCCGGGGACATCGTAGCCAAACCTTTCTTCTACAAGAGCTGGATTTTCTTTAGCTAGGGCTTTTATCCCTTTATTTCCCTCAGATAAACTTTTCATTGTCAATCTTATTATATTACTATTGTAGTATTTCCTGCTACGGTAATCGTAACAGAACCCAATGATGATTGCAGTTCAAAACCCTGTGCGTTCACAGGAGTGTGTAACTGTATCCACCGATTGCCTGTATATACTTGCAATACACCGATAGACGTATTCCATATTATATCACCCTGATTGAAAGCTAAAGTGCTAATTTCAGAATCATTAAACTGTGGTGTAGAGTTAGGATCAAACTGTCCTAAGTTAATTTCTAAAATTCTAACTAGACGATTGAAAGTTGCAGAGTCAACAGTGTTTAAAGCTACAGGTAATCTACTTTCTAAAAGCTTTGCCATTACCTCTTACCATCAGGCCTGATTTCAAATCTATTTGCTCCAAGTCTCCATCTAAACCCTGTTCTTGCAGTTGTCTCTGCACTATCATCAGATTGTACTCTAAACACCATTTGTCTAGATCTAGCTCTAACGTGATTTTGTTTAGTGCTGCTAGTAACTGTGTTAGTAGAGTTTGTGGTTAATGAGTCACCCGGAAAGTTTCTTGTTTTAAGAACAAGACTTATTTGACCACCTGTAGAATTACTACCAAAGAACTTAACATCAGGAATGATGCGTTTCACAAAACCAAACTTTTCTCCATCATCTATATCAATATCGCCTGACTCAATAAACACGTTGTCCATTGGTTGTCCGTCTGCATCATCACTATTTTCATGTGTGTATAGATAATGAAGAGAGTTATCTTTTCCTGCTGCTCTTGGTTTTTCAAATATTCCATCATCTAACCAAGCTGTGCGTGATAGTTCTCCTATACTCCATGCACCTTCTAAATAATTATAAGTTACATACCTATCATTTTCAGAAGAAGAACCTGAAGGATAGAACCAACCTACTTCGTTAAACTCTCTGTTGGTAAATGCTACGACTTTGTAAGCTTGGGTTTGATTAAAGTCATCAAGCACATAATTTAAAACTGAACACGTTAATCTACTTACGGTTCCTGAATAAATATAGAATCCATCTCTAGACATCCAATAGACAGCATCAGGAGCATTGATAGCACCATTTGGAGATATTAGTCCTACATTTTCATTAATTAAATTTACTCCAAAAGTAAACGGTGCACCTACAAATTGCATACTGTATAAAGCAGTATCAGTCCATATTAGTATTTCTTGTCTTGATCGCAAGCCACCAACTATTTGAGATCCCGCTGATAGTCTTAGCGATCCTGCTGTATT